AGTGGGGTGTATGGTTCACACCGTCGCAACACTTCCGAGTCAACAAACACCTGGGCTTTGCTATACCGCCGCGTCCACTTGGGGGCAAAGTTGGTTTTCCACTTCAATTGCGCTTTGCCACTTTTTGTGAGCACAATCACACCGCGAGGCGTTTCAATGGTCATTTGCAGCCTACTTCCCAATGACGCACATTTGCACTGCCTTGGTCCATTGCATCAACAGAGGCAACCATTACAACATCTTCATAGTTTGCCTTGAGTTGGGTAACACCATACTCAGTAGTGATGTTCTGATTGACCATTCCACGGGCAATGATGTCACCCTCTTGCAGGGTCCAACCCGTGTGTAGGGAGTCGGCTTGCCAGATCTTAGGCAATGCGTATCCCGTGCCTGATGCAAACGGGATAAGTATCAATGCACTGTTGGCCGCGGTTTGATTTCGTGCCGATGTCACCGCTTTGGATCCCTGCCACACCACGTTATAGATTTCAGACCGCTTATACTTCTCTGTTCGAGTCGTGGGGTCGATATATTTGTTATATACCGTGATGTGGCCATTTGGGATCATGCAGCACCATACTCATCAGAGTTGAAACCTGCAAACATTAGGTAGGTATTGGCAAGCCAAAGCCGCGCAACATCTTGTAACTTTTGCGTGTTGGACTTTGATTTGTTTGACGTGGTTGTGTAGCTTACTGAGTAGTTGCCCTGTGACTCACTGGCAATGCCATCGGCACCACCTTGCGCATCTTGCTTTTGTAGTTCTTCAGCCACTGCGCACATGGCGTTTTTGATTGCCGTTTCGTTTTCAGTATCAGTTGCAGCCCGTCCAAAAGTGATTTGATCAATGACGGCACTTGCCTTTAGTGCCAACGCGGGGAAACTGGCTTCTGATATTGCAGTTCCTAAATATGTTCCGCTATAGTAGGTAAAATCAGCGTATGCCGTCATTGATAAATCCTTAGTTATTTGGGCAGTTTGTAGGCCCGAAGTTCGGCGGTTTGCGTTTTAGTGCCGGCAGGGGTAACTTTTACCTGGATTGTGCCATCACTCTGCATAAAGCGTGAGCTATCCACCACTACATACTTGACCGCATTCTGTGCAACGGTGAAAGACAAATCACCGTAGGATGCATCAAATGCAGGAGGAGTGTCACCTGCGAGAATAGCCACGGTCATTGTGTCGGCTGCGCCCGCGGTGTTTTTGACTTCCAAAAGCACATTATGAGAATCGCCATCAGGAGTCACAGGAATGGTTACGGGATCGGTGCCTGTGTCCAAAACATCAGCGGCGGGTTGTGCAAGTACCGTGTTAGCGGTCAATGCACGGACTGTGATTGCAGTTGCGTTAGCCATGATTTACCTCTTAGCTCGCAGCGTTCTTGGCATAGAGACAAGCCAACAGAGAGGGGCGTACCACTTTCTTACCCCAAACATGCAGACCCTTCACGGCATCGGCAAAGCGCAATTCAGGCCGATAGGCTTCAACTTCCGTGATTTGTTCGGCATAGCTGATTGCCATAGGATGACCAGCCAAAATGCGGTAGGTCTTGACCGTCTGCGCATCATCGGTCACATTGTTGGATTCGTAGATGTCAAATCCAGCCGCGCGGCCACGAAAACCATTTGCCATCAATTGATTGCCTTGATCGGTCGAATTGGTAAAGCGGGAGTCTTTCGCCATGGCACCAATAGCCCAAGGTGGTAACACTGACCAACGGCCATCTTTCGGACAATTGCTTTGATCAAGCAAAACGCCCAAATCCACGAGGTAATCATACATCGCGGAGCCAGCGGTCAAAACCAACCCGAGTTTGGCGGTCGCACCATCGGCACCAAGTTTGTTACCAGCAGGCACGGCAGAGTGGAGTCCAGCAATGACACCATCAACCACATCAGCCAAACCCCAGGCAGCATCACGCATCGCGGCATCCATGACCTTGGGTTTGGTTTGCGCCTTATCAACATCATCGATCTGGAAGTTGAAATACCGTGCCGTATCGATGACAAGGGAGGTTTGCGCATCGGTGAGGGTTTCAGCCGCGGCAATGTTGGTGTTTTTGGTGTATGTGCCAATGGTCACACGGCCAATGGAGTTGATCTTGACGGTATCACCAAGGCCGGAAATTTCACCTTCATAGTCACGGTTGCACAGATTGGCGAATACATGAGCGTTATTGAGAGACTCTAAAAGTCTCGCGCTCCAAATTGTTGGAATGAAATTGTCGAGAGACATGGGTTATTTTCCTTTTTGGGCTGCGAGTGTCTGTTGCACCGCGTCCCAGTTTTTGTTAATATCGGCGGTTGACATAGTTTTGATTTGTTCCATGCTCAAAACCGTTCCGGCTTGGACCTTACCGCCCGTTACGATCTTCGGAGTCGGTCTTGCATCTTCAAACAAGTAATCATTGTCCGTTTTGATCTTGGTGAGTTGCTCATCAAGTCCAAGGATTTTGCCATCATCGGTGAGCTTCAGATTGTCTCTACTCAGTAGGGCTTGTACTGCTTTCACGTTCTTTGCCTTGGCACCATTCAACGCCGATTCAAGTGCATGGTCAAACTTGACTTGCGCCAATTGATTTGCCGCTTCCGTCTGAGCGGTTTCAAATTTCGTTTTCCACTCATCTGCAGCGGCTTTGATTTGATCAACGTTCATGCCCTTGAATTGCTCAATTTGGGCATTGGCATCGGTGAGTTGGGTTTGCAGGGTTGCAACCGTTGCCTCAGCAGTGGTCACTTTGCCTTTGTGCGTTTCGATGTCCGCGCCATGCAAAGCCATCACGGAGTCAATCACTTCCTTGGTCAATCCGAGTTTTTCTAAATCGTCACGTTTCATAATGTTTACCTGTTTCCTCTCACTACGCTTTTTACGTGGTTGCATCACATGTGTTTGCCCTTGTACGTGGGCTAACGAAAATAAAAAAGCCACGCTCATGGCTACCTCTCGGTAAACCACAAGCGCGGCTGATTTTCAAAGCTGATATTCAGCGGGGCTCGTACCAATATTCAATTTTAGTTTGGGCGGCGCACTGGATTCTCACCAATGTCACGACAACGTTTAGGGTTTTTACCGTACGTTACGGTAGGATGCTTTGTGCCATCCTGGCCGCCGCCCAAACATCACCAAAATCATTATACATATTTCCCTGAAATTTGCAAGTGTCAAAAGGTTACTTTTGGATTTCAACTTTCTCTTGAAACACAATAACAATATTTCGGTAATCGGGCAAATCGTACCGCCTTTTGAGGGCCACAACAATTGTAATAAGTGCTCTACAAATAATGTCTGCTAGTTGTTTGTCGGTCATTCACACCTACTGAGTAGTCGGTATCTCATCTATTAAAAAGTACACAAACTTGCCCAACTCATGCGCCCGTGTGACTTCGCGGTCCGCGCCACTACTTACACCTGGGAGGCGCAAAAGCCCGTCGCAACACTTCAACCACTCAAAATCTTGTTTCATCCAAAACTCATAGTCATGTGGAATCTGACAGTGCCAAAAGTGGGTGAGGTGTGGAATGAAAACCGTATGCCCCAACGCAGCAACCTTATCACCCGCGGCAATAGCATTACGTGTGTTTGTTTCGGGATCGGGAGCGGTATAGGGGCCTGCGATGTAGATTCTCATTTTTCCTCACGTCGCAAACAAATTGCAATTAGTGCATACGCGGCTAAATCCGTCAAGGTGTCATCAATGCTTTCCCCTACCTGTTCATTGTTAGGATTTTTGATGAGATTGGTCACACGGATATATTTATCGCTCATACGGACCAAACAACCCTTAAAAGCCGAAACGTCAAACGCTTCAGACATTCGGAAGTTTGCCCACGCATCGGGATTATCCGCGCCCGCGTAACCCGCATTTTTCTTGATGTGTAATTCTTTCATTGCGTCCAGTAGTGCCAAATATGATTTATCAGCCATTAGTCACCATCCATCACGCAAAACTTAGGAATAGCAATGGTGCCATCAGCTTTGATTTCCTGATAAACACCACCAATGCGGTTTTTGCTCACCGGTGCTTTCATCCATGCGTATGTAGTTTTCATCTGCCAGGATGGGAGAATTACACCGTGCATTTGGTGCCAGGTGAAATTCTGCCCGCGCCAGGCCCATGATGCATATGTGGGATCGTGTACGTGGCCGGTGTAGATAATGTCGGGCGTTTGGGATCCATCTTTGAGAGCGTCATAATAGATGTTTTTCAGCCAATTTATCACGGGGTTGCCTTCATTCGCGCCCTTACCGCGGGATGGTCCGTGATGCACAAACCAACTCAAAACACCATTA